AATTGTTATTGAAGATAAAAATATTGAACTTGCTAACGTATCATCACCATCTAACGTGACAGCAGATGGTGGTGGAATAACATTAAAGGGAACTACAGATAAAACTTTTAACTGGAGCAATAGCACCGGATCTTGGACTTCTTCCGAAAATATAGACTTTGCATCTGGAAAAGTGATTAAGATTAATGGAACAGAAGTATTATCAGCAAATGCATATACTGGTTCAGCAGCAAAATGGACTAATGCTAGATTAATTACTCTAGGTGGCGACCTATCTGGAAATGTCTCGATAGATGGCTCTGCTAACGTAACTCTTACTGCAACTATAGTTGCTAATTCTGTAGCTTTAGGTACTGACACAACTGGTAATTATGTTGCTTCTCTAGTTGCCGGAACAGGAATTTCTTTAGCTAATAACTCTGGAGAAACTACTACTCCAACAATAACACTTAATGCAACAATAGATGATTTAACAGATGTTACTTTAACCACTCCAGCCAATGGTGACTTCTTTAGATACAATGGATCTGTTTGGATTAATGATGCCATTAATTTATCTACAGATACAATAGGTGATTATGTAGATCATCTCAGTGCGGGCACTGGTATAACGATTACTAACAATTCTGGTGAAGCTTCAGTTCCAACTATCTCAATTCCTCAATCAGTTGCCACCAATGCAAACGTTGCCTTCAATCAGGTAACAGCTGCTTTAGTGGGTGCAGTCACAGGTAATGTAACTGGAAATATAACTGGAAATGTTACTGGAAATTTAACTGGAAATGTTACTGGTGATTTAACTGGAAATAGCAATGGAGTTCACACTGGTAATGTAACCGGTACAGCAAGCAATGCATTAGTTTGGACCAATCAAAGAAAAATTACTTTAGATGGTGACGTAACTGGTAACGTATTTATAGACGGAAGCGCTAACGTAACAATAACAACAACAATTGCTTCTAACTCCGTAGAGCTTGGTGCCGATACGACAGGTCAATATGTAGCAAACTTAGTTTCGGGCACTGGTATAACAATAACTGATAATTCCGGTGAAGGAATGACACCAGTTATTAAAATAGCAGATTCTTATACTACAAACATGGTTTCTAATATAGCAAACTCCGCAGCAAGCGTAAGCACATATGCTGACGGTGTTGGAAACACTGCCTATTCAAATGCAGTAACTTACGTCAACAATAGAACATTGAATGACTTTACGGAAGTAGTTATTACTACTCCAACTTCAGATAACCTATTAATGTATAACGGTTCTGCTTGGATTAATCAAGCTGTTAATATAAATAGATTATCAGATGTTAATGTTAACCCTAGCACTCTTGGGGCTTATCAAGTGCTTAAATACGATAGCAACACTTCACAGTGGGTTAATGGCACAGTTGATTGGGAGCTTCCTGTTGGTCTAGCTTATAACACCACTTTGGGAGATGGCACAAACAGTACATTTACCAAAACTCACGGACTAGGCACCCGAGATATTTACGTAACATGCAGGACTACAAATGCACCGTATGAAGTTGTAGAGGTAAGGTGGGCAGCAACAGATCTCAATAATGTTACATTTACATTTTCTACAGCACCATCGAGTGATTCAATTTCAGTAACAATATTTTCTAACGTCTCTAGTGCTATGCTAAATGCTCCATCTTTAGGCAGCTTAGATGACTTTGTTATCGCTGGTGCTGGAATTACTGCAGGGCAATACATTGTGTGGAATGGTAGTAAGTGGTACAACAAAACATTACTACTTGATGATGCATCTGATGTACAAATTAACACCTTAACCACTGGTGATATCTTAAGATATGATGGAACCTTTTGGGTAAACGACCCAATTAATCTTGGTACAGATACAGTTGGTGGATATATTACATCGCTTGTAGCTGGAACTGGCATTACGCTAATTAATAATACAGGCGAAGGTGCAACGCCAACTATAACGGTTGACACTTCAACTATTCAAGCACGTGTTGCTAATGTTACCGATACGGAAATTGGATACTTAGACGGTGTAACTTCTGCAATCCAAACACAGATCAATAACAAACTTGATTCTTCAACAGCTGGAAGTACTTATGCGCCTTTGGCTAGTCCAACCTTTACAGGAAATGTTTCTGGTATAACCAAGACAATGATTGGTCTAGGTTCTGTCGACAACACAGCTGATACAGCTAAACCAGTTTCCACGACACAACAAACTGCTCTTGATCTAAAGGCAAACTTGGCGTCACCAACGTTTACGGGAACGGTAACTATCCCAGCAGGCGCTTCAATTTCTGGTTTTGCAACACTTGCTGATCCTACGTTCACAGGAAATGTTTCTGGTATTACAAAAACAATGGTTGGTCTAGGTAACGTTGATAATACAACAGATCTTGGAAAACCAATATCAAATGCTGTTCAAACAGCACTTGACTTAAAAGCTCCTCTTGCAAATGCTACATTTACAGGCACAATAACCCTTCCTTCGAATACGGTTACATCTTCGATGATTATGGATGGAACTATTGCCAATGTTGATATCAGCGCATCGGCTGCAATTGATTATTCTAAATTATCATTAAGTAACTCGATTGCTACTACCGACTTAGTATCTGGTGCAGCTAGGGCAGGATTCAATTCAACATTAAGAACAGTTACCTCAAGTAATACTCTTGTAATTTCAGACCTTGCTAAATTAATAGTAGTAAATAGCTCTTCTACTGCTAATATTACGGTGCCTGCAGATGATACAGTTAATTTTAATGTTGGTGATAGAATAGATTTTGTTACAATTAATACTGGTTTAGTAACATTTATTGCTGGAGGTGGAGTTACCGTAAACGGAACTCCTGGTCTTAATTTGCGTACACAATACTCTGGTGCTACACTAGTTAAACTAGCCACTAATACCTGGGTGGCAATGGGTGATCTAAAGGCCTAATTATGACAGTTCCAATAGGCAGTTCGGGCCGGTTCAAGAAAAGCAACCAAACCCTTAATTGCACAAAAGGCAACAAAGTCTACTGCTAACGCTGCAATCATTGCCGCTGGTTTTGTTGTTGGCACTGTAAGTAATACGGCAACACAAGATAATACTTTAAATGATGTTGTACACACTGCGTTAACCGATAGTAGTGTGGCACTATTAGGTAGTTCTATAAACTATACCGTAGGAGCCTTTTCTCCTCCAACATTCTTTGGTCCTCCAAGCTTCTTTGGTCCTCCAACATTCTTTGGTCCTCCAGGATTCTTTGGTCCTCCAGGATTCTTTGTTCCACCGCCATGCACAAGTTGTACTGGGTCTTTGAGTAGTACGGAAACTATAAATTCATATTGTGAAAGCGGTTGTAGAAAGATAGTTACAAGATATTATTGGAATGCTCCACTTTGTCAACCAAGCGGATGTTCGCCGTGTCCTTGTCCGGCATATAACGATGTTGTTTCTGAAATGTGTTGCGCGTGTTTCGGATGTTATTAAACAAGTTACAGTATTTTTTTATGGTATAATATATAACCAAAGACTTTAATAGGAGAAATAAATGCTACAAAATTCAGAAGATAAAGCAATCTTTGCAGTTGTTGTTGATGGCGAAGTGGCCTTTAATTGGGCTATCCCAAAAGAAATTGAATTAATGTACGCCGCACTTAGATCTAATCCAACAATAGTAGAAATCCCAGAAGAATTAATGACATCAGTAAATCAAGGTTGGACGTACGATCAAGATGGATTTCACCCTCCAGCCTAAATATGAACGCATGGCAGGAATATAAGAAAAAATTAGGTACAACACGTCCTTGGGATGTGTTTAATCCAAGCATAGAACATACTTCCGAAGAAGCAGCATCAAGCAGATATAGTACTTGTCTTGAATGCGATAGGCTGATAAAAGCTACAAAGCAATGCAAAGAATGCGGATGCGTTATGCCACTGAAAGTAAAGCTAAAAGCAGCAGTTTGCCCCTTAGGTAAATGGTAATATTTAATTTTCATAATACGTAATTATATGTTATTCTAGATTAGTAAATTCTGGCATTAAAACAACCAGTACCTACATTACTATATAATAAGTTTTAATCTCAATAAAGGAAGAGGTGCCTCGTGGCTTATAGTGGATCCCAGTTTGCGGTAAATAATACTCTTTTACTAAAAAGATCAGATGAGGCAGCAAATGCGCCAACCTCATTAGCTGAGGGTGAATTAGCAATCAACGTTGTTGATGGTAAGTTGTTTTATAAGAATAAAACAGCTAATGCTATAATACGGAATTAATTTAATATCCAATGTTGTTGGCACCGCAAATCAAGTTTCAGTAACTGCTAATGCTACTTCTGGAGTTTATACCCTAAGTCTTCCATCTACTATTCAGACTAGTCAAGCTAATGTTTCAACTCTATTTGTTGACGGAATTGAAATTGATACAACTGGAGCTACAACCAATCAAGTTCTAAAATTTAACGGAACTAAGTTTGCACCAGATGCTGATACTGGTTTAGCTGGAACGGTTCACACTTCAACCATTGGAGATGGTACAACTTCTACATTTACGATTACTCACTCCTTGGGAACAAGAGATGTTGTAGTTGTTGCGCGCAATGCAGCAAGCCCATATGAAGTCATTGATGTTCGTTGGGAAGCCACAACAACTGGAACTGTTACTCTAGATTTCTCAACTGCACCTTCTTCAAGCTCGGTTAGAGTTGGTGTTTATGCAGCTGTTGCTGGCTCTACTATCTCAATAGCTTCAATTGATGATCTAGGTGATGTTACCCTTTCTTCAGCCGCCAATGGAGACTTCCTTCGTTATAACGGTTCAGTTTGGATTAACGACGCAGTAAATCTTTCAACTGATACTATTGGAGATTATGTTTCTAGTTTAGTAGCTGGAACTGCAATCACTCTTTCTAATAATACTGGTGAAGGCTCTACTCCAACAATAGCAGTAACAGCAAATACTTTTGATGCCTTTGGTGCAGCCTCATCTGCTCAAAGCGCAGCACAAACTTTTGCTACAAACTTAGTCGCAAACGTAGCCACTTCATTTGAAGTTGCTGGCGATTCTGGAACAAGCAAGACAATCACTTCTGGTTCAGATACTCTCAGCATTTTGGGTGGTACGGGTTTAACATCTGTAACATCCAATACTGATACTGTCACGATTAATCTTGATAACACAGCTGTTACTGCTGGTTCCTATGGAAACGCAAGCACTGCAGCCAGCATCACTGTTGACGCACAAGGTCGTTTGACTTCAGCTTCGCAAAATGCAATTAGCATTCTTGCCAGTCAAGTTTCAGACTTTGCCGCCAATACAAGAGCACAGATAAGCGTTTCTGGAGATCTTGCTTACAACTCAAGCACTGGTGTAATTAGTTTCACAAATGACGCTGGAGATATCGAATCGGTTACAGCTGGCACTGGACTTACTGGTGGTGGCACCTCTGGTGCAGTTACCCTCGACTTGGCTAACACGGCTGTCACTGCTGGCAACTACGGTTCTGCGGGTACTGTTGGAACCTTTACGGTTGATGCACAAGGTCGCCTAACTGCTGCTGCTAACTCAACAATTTCAATTACCGCTTCGCAGATCAGCGACAAGGGTACAAACCTTGTTACTGGTTTAACTGGTACTGCAAATGAAATTGCGGTTTCTAATTCTGGCGTTGGTGCGGTAACATTAAGCCTTCCAGCCAACGTAACTATTTCAAATAACTTAGTTGTTACTGGAGACTTGACAGTTAGTGGTAACACAACAACTGTTAACACAGAACAGTTGAACGTTGAAGATAATATTATTACATTAAATTCTGGCGTTACAGGTGCCCCAACATTAAACAGTGGCATAGAAGTCAATAGAGGAACATCAACAGATGTTTCAATTCTTTGGAATGAAACTACCGATAAATGGACATTCACAAATGATGGAACAAACTACGTTAACATTGCTAGCAATTCAGACATTGCAAACGTAGCAACAGCTTTTACGGTAGCTGGTGATAGTGGATCAAGCCAAACAATAACTTCGGGTACCGATACTTTAACAATTTCGGGTGGCACTGGTTTGACATCTGTAGCTGGCGCAACAGATACAATCACTTTAAATCTTGATAACACTGCTGTAACAGCAGGATCATACGGAAACGCAAGCACCGTACCTAATTATACGGTCGATGCACAGGGTCGTTTGACCGCAGCTGCAAATACTTCAATTAGCATTCTTGCAAGCCAAGTTTCGGACTTTTCCGCAAACACAAGAGCGCAAATAAGTGTTTCAGGCGACCTAGCTTATAACTCAAGTACTGGTGTGATCAGCTTCACAAATGATGCAGGTGACATTGAGTCGGTTACTGCAGGAACAGGATTGACTGGTGGTGGCACCTCTGGTGCAGTTACCGTTAGCCTGGCCTCAACAGCTGTAACAGCTGGTAGTTATGGTAGCTCGTCTTCCGTAGGAACATTCACCGTAGACGCTCAGGGACGCCTCACAGCAGCTTCTAACTCGTCTATCTCGATTACTGCCAGCCAGGTCTCAGACTTCACTGAGGCAGCTCAGGACGCTGTAGAAGGCGCGATAACGGCAGGTACGG